GTTGCAGATAAAGGAGAACCCTAAAGTTGCATGGGAGAGGTATGGAAAGATCAGAGATAAAATATTTCTCAAGGATGTAACTGGTAAAGATATGGGATGGGTAGAGAGCGTATGTAAATCCTATAACCCTGACATTGTAGTGCTGGATATGGGTGATAAGTTTGCTACAACACAGGGCTTTGCCCGTACAGATGAGGCATTAAAAGCTAATGTTATTTATGCAAGACAGATTGCAAAGATGTATGAGTGTGCAATGTTTTATATGTCACAGTTAAGTGCAGAAGCAGAAGGAAAGGTGGCATTAAACCAAGCTATGATGGAGGGAAGTAGAACGGGTAAGGCAGCGGAAGCTGACCTTATGATATTGATTGCAAAAAATCCACCTGTAGAGGGAGAAGATGAGGAGAGTACACAACGTCACTTAAACGTAGTTAAGAATAAATTATCTGGATGGCACGGTATACTTCACTGCGAGTTGGATTGGAAAACTGCAAGGTATACAGCATGAATGAGGAGATAAAAAATACCATGACTTCTAAGCGCGATCTATTAAACATACCTGAATTTTTATGCCGCAAACCAAAGAGAGGTAGACCCAGAAAAATTAAAAGGACAGAGCCTGTTACACCAGAGAACAAGTGGGATGAGTGGGACATTATAAAGCAGGAAAAGTACGGAGCACGGTACGATATAAAACTAGGAGATGAAGCTCCACGTATAGGTAGTGGTACACGTACCGTATATGTTAAGGAGGGACGAAAGTGGGCACATATGACGAGGCATTGTGGTGATCCAGAAGATCGGACGCATGTAATCCGCAAAAGATTTTCTCTTAAAAGGTGGCTTGATCTTAAAGACTCCAATGAGAGATACAAAGCGAGACAAGAACGTGCAATTAAAAAGTTAAGGGAAGTAACAAATGAAACTAACTCTTGATGTAGAGCATACCGTTACTGAAAAGAATGGTAAGACACACTTCGATCCCTTTGAGCCTAGCAATGATCTTGTAATGATAGGCACACTAACAGACAAAGGAGAAGAAAAGATATTCACTTTCTACCACAACGCCATTTCAGTATTATTGCCTTCAATCTTTTCAGATGTACAGAAGTTACTTGATGAAGCGACGATACTTATAGGACACAATATAGTACACGATCTTGTGTGGCTGTGGGAGAGTGGCTTTCAATACGATGGCGCTGTGTTTGATACCATGCTTGCGGAGTACGTTTTACAACGTGGACAGAAGCAACCGCTTTCGTTAGAAATGTGTGCAGAAAGGTATAACTTAAACACTAAGAAGCGAGACACCTTAAAGGAGTATTTATCTAAGGGTGTATCTGTTGCGGATATACCACACGATGAGTTGAGTGTGTATCTCAGTGCTGATCTTCATGCAACACAGGAATTGTGTGATACATTATACAGAAGATTAAGTACTTCACCTGACTCTACACTGATGGAGCCTGTTGTTATGTCAAACAGAGTAGCTGTTTCTCTCGCTCGTATATATCAAAGAGGTTTCAAGATAGATCAAGCTGCTTTGGATAAAGTTAAAACAGAATTTGAAACAGAGAAGGTGAAGCTGGAACAGGCACTTGATGTACAGGTATCACAGTTGATGGGGGATGTACCTATAAATCTAAACTCCCCCGAACAACTATCCTATGTAATTTATTCTCGTAAACCAAAAGATAAAAGAAAGTGGGCAGACGAATTTTCTCGTGGTATGTCAAGGCCCGACTTCAATACAATGGTAAGCACTTTATCTAACAAAGTTTACAAATCCCATGCTGTTCAATGCTCATCTTGCTACGGTGCAGGTAAGGTACGCAAAACTAAAAAGGATGGCTCACCATTTGCCCGTCCAACAAAGTGTTCCGCTTGTGATGGCGTGGGCTATTTGTTTAGACCCACAAATGAATTAGCAGGGTTAAAGTTTTCCGCACCAAACATTAAGTGGATAAGTGCACACGGATTTACTACAGGTAAGTCTAACCTTGAAATGTTGGAGAACATAGCTTTTGGAAAAAACATGACAGATGCAGCCACGTTTCTAAAAAATGTGCGTAGATTAAGTGCCCTCGACACTTACCTGTCTTCTTTTGTAGATGGTATAAAGTCCTTTACTAAAGTTGACGGTATGTTACATGTGCAGCTAACACAGCACATGACAGCTACGGGTAGGTTTAGTGGACGTAACCCCAACATGCAGAACATGCCACGTGGAGGAACCTTTCCTATCAAGCGTGTGTTTATATCTCGTTTTGATGAGGGTAAAATACTTGAGGCAGACTTTGCTCAATTAGAATTTAGAACAGCGGCATTTCTTTCACAAGATAAAATTGCTATGCAGGAAGTGTCAGAAGGATTTGATGTGCATAGTTACACAGCAAAGGTTATATCTGATGCTGGATTGCCCACCACAAGACAGGAAGCAAAGGCGCATACATTCGCCCCGCTCTATGGAGCTACAGGGTATGGTAGAGGACAGAGTATAGCCGCTTACTATCGTCACTTTATCCATAAGTACAAGGGAATATCAGAGTGGCACTCTCAACTTGCTTCTGAAGCACTTAACACGGGAATAGTAAAAACACCTTCACATCGAGAGTTTGCTTTTTCTCATGTCACTCGCAGACGGAATGGTGATCCAACACACTTCACTCAAATTAAGAATTATCCTGTACAGTCCTTTGCCACAGCAGACATAGTGCCACTAGCACTGCTATATATGGAAGAGTTATTGCAAAGTAAACAGTCGTGTATTGTAAACACAGTGCACGACAGTATAGTAATAGATGTTCATCCAGAGGAGGAGAAGTATGTCGTAGAAGTTATTGAAAATACTAATAAATCTTTACACACATTAATCTTCAACCAGTGGGGGGTTGACTTTAATGTACCCTTACTGCTTGAAGCAAAAATAGGAAACAATTGGCTTGACACTAAAGAACTATCGTGATATAACTGCAAACCCTATAACGAAAGGAGAGCACATAAATGAGTATAACAACTATTGAAGACCCGCGCATCGACAATTATGCGGAAATGGCTAAAGCTATGGGCATTTCTGGAGAGGTGGCTACGAGCACCAAACCACGTAGCACTCTTGCAAGATTAAAGATTAACCATTCCCCAGTGATGGGAACGGCAGAGGTAAATAAAAAGAAAGTTAATGTGGAAGTCGTAGAGGGAGGAACCTATAAGCTAGAACTTCCCGACACGGATCAAACATACTTCGCCTCTGAAATTAGTATTCGCCCATACATGCAACGCTTTATGTATAAGCGATTTGTAAAGGGGGCTGGTGATGTAAAAAATTCATTTGTTAAAACTGTCATGGCAGATACACTTAACATTGATTTGAAGGACAGTTCTGGTAAATTCAACTGTGGCAAACCTGCTGGATACATTGAAGATTTCAAGGCATTGCCAGAAGATATGCAGAACCTTATTAGACAGATCAAACGTGTACGTGTAGTGTTTGGCACAGTTCAAATGACTGAGCCTGTAGATGAACAGGGTGAGCCAGTCGAAGTGAGTGAGGTTCCGTTTATTTGGGAAGTTGATAACAGAGATGCCTTTAAGACAATGGGTAGTCCCTTTCAAACTCTCTTTCAGAATAAGAGATTACCTGTTCAGCATCATATTACTGCAACAACTGTGGAACGTAAGCTGCCTAACGGTAATTCTTATTATGTTCCTGCTGTTGACTTAGACCTGTCAGACACCATTACTATCAAGGAGTCTGATCAAACTACGTTTACATCCTTTTTGGCTTGGGTTACAAACTATAATGAATACATTATTTCGGCATGGAACGACAGCAATGGTGCAAGGCATGGGGATGAGTTAAATGCAGCATGGGATTTGCCCGACGATCAAGCTCGTGATGTTGTTGAGGAATTTGTAAACATTGAAGATAATACAGAGGAGTCTGTTCAATGATTTCCCCTTCCTTGTTGGAGGCAATACTAAATTACTTAGCAACTAAGCCCTATAGAGAGGTGAGCGGGTTTATTCAAGCGGCACAACAAGAGATTGCTAAACAACAATCCACACAACCACCTGCCCAACCTGCACAATCGGAAGA